AAAGTATGTCAATGGGTTACCGTTTATATTATCTATAGCATTCGGACCATATCCTGTATAAAAATATTCATTAATTAAAATATCTTCTTGATTAGTAACCAAATTCGTTAATGATACTATAACATACCAATTGGATTCCAAGTTATTGAAATTACAATTTGTTAGATTATTGGTAACTTGTAAAGTACTTTCTGTCAACACGTCTATTGGATCGAATAATGGTAATTCACAAGTAGTAGTTTGATCGATGCAATCATATGTGTATGGTTCACCATTATATGTACATGGAAAACATGGAACAACAAGAGGTGTGACGGTACACCCTCTTTGTCGTCTCCAAACATATTTTTGTCTGTGAAAAATAGAGTTATCCATTTTTTGTCCAGTATTCCACAAAGTGGTTGCCGGAACAAATTGTTCAACTAATCTAACCCAATAGTCACCCAAACTCAAAGTAAAATCAATCATTTTTTGATATGTGAATTCGTTGTTTGGAATATTCAACGACTGATCACTGTTGATGTATTTCCAAAATATTGACTGTAGTGTTGGGTATCCGCCTGTTTTACCATCGGATATATATTGTCTATTTCTTACATTAATGAAATTATTAAAGAAATTTTGAGCAAATTCAAAAAATGTTTTTTGATTCGGTTTAGGATCAATGTATGTCCAATCGATATTTCCTGGTGATGGATATGGTGAAGTAAACCCACTGTTTGGTATTGGATAACCATATGTGGAAGACATATTCCAAATGTCATACGTTATACCTTGTCCCATATTCAAATAAACTTCCATGTTTTTAACATTTATTGCAAGTCTATCATCTTCAATTATATAATTTGTAGCCGCTAAATCTTGAAGATTTTTTCGTAAACCAACTTGATTTGTTACCCAACTTTTCTTGTTATCAATTACTTTTGTAATGTTGAATCCTAAATCCATAAATGGAAAAGACCGATACCTATCTAAATATTCTTTTCCATAGGTAAATGGTGTAAGGACAGAATTTATGACAGGTATTTGTGAATTTAAATCAGATGTAGAATAACTTATTTCTTCAGGTGAACGGTGTTCAGGTGTCACTTCAAACCACCCTGACCCTTTTTGAAAGAAATAATCATCAGTGTAAACAGCTCTTTGAGGGAAACCAGTATCAGTATCTATTGGGTAGTCAGGTAAATCTGTATTTACATTGAAAATTTGCCCATTTGTTGTAAATGCAGTATATTGAACTCCCCATATTTTAAAAGTATTATTTGATAAAAGTGCAGGTGTTTCAACATATTTAGTACCACCCGATATTGTAATGTATTCTTCGAAAAATTCATCCGTTGAAATTTTCTGATCAGCAATGTAAATATATTCATTGAATTCAATTAATGCTTCAGGCGCACCTACCATCCTTAGAATGTATTCAATTGATTTTCTCGTTCCTTTAGATTTGAATAAAAAAGCAGAATTTAAAATTAAGTTTCTATAATACTGATAATTTAATTCTGCGGGTGTTTGTTCTTTAGATTGTCCAGGATAAATTACATCATTTGTTGTTGTAAAAATTGACTCCAATAACTTTTCATTAGTTATTGGTGAAATGTCGGTGTTCCATCCTAATGTTTTCGCTAAATTACTTAACAATTGTGATGGAATATCGTTTCCAACAATATAATTTACTGATGTAATATTACTTAAAGAATCAATAAACTTTTTTGTTTCATCAAAACTTCTACCATAAATTTGAAGGACTTTTTCCAATCTTTGATCGGGAGTATCAAATTCTTTCAAACTACCTGAAGTTAAAAACCTACTTATCAAATTGGTTTTAAACTGATCTAACCTTTCTGAAATATCTTGAAGTGTTGTTAAATAATTGTCAAAATTCGATGTGACAATATCCAAGTTCCAAACACCATCTAACTTCCATGTAACAATATTATTAATCATAATATAGTTCCCATTACTATCGTAGTCAGGATATTTGAATTTCGCACTATATTTAGGAAACCCATTCCTATTTAACAAATAATCTTCAACTTCATCAAACGCATCTTGAAATATTTTTTCAGTGTTCAAGTTATTTGGTTTCAATATTAACGTTTGGGTTGTGGTTGTTGATGAAAATGGTTTACCCTTAACAATAATAGGAATTGTTCCAGCAGTTAATGTTTGTGTTGGAACAAAATCTAAAATTTGATATTCTGTTGTTAAATCTGTAGTGTATAATGAATACCCTTCGTAGTTTTTTGTAAGGTTTCTAAAATCACTAATTTTAAAAGGTCTTGTGGATATATTTTGTGCAGCGTTTATACTGTAATCAATATCGAATGGATTTTTAAAAAACTGTACGTCAACTTCAAATGACGTTTCATCTGCTACCCCATCATAAACTATATTAAAAGCGGTGTAACCAGTATTTAAACTATAGTTTTGTTGATCGATTTGAATTGCTGCAGGAAAAAAATTAATTATTTTTGTTACCGATGCTGAAATTCTTTTTTGAAGTGAACCATATAAAGAAAAACTTGTTATTTGTGATAAATCAAAGTTAGGATAAACACTAAAATTTTTTTTTATTAATAACTTCGTTTCTTCTATTGTCCCTATGTTCAGGTTTTCTAAGTTGAACGGTTCTGAAAAAATTCCAGTCCCAAAACTTCGATTAACCTTGTCAAAAACTGCCGTAGTATACTGAAAGTTTCCTTGCGTCAACCCTCCACCAGCAACCACTTGAAATCCAACTAAATCATCAGAAAAAGTTCCTGAACCAACTGGTGCGGGTTTTGGACATATGAATTTATTTTGAGCCATTAACTAATAATATTTGTAAAGTTTTTACTAAAATCAATGTTAGCACCTCTATCTTGTCTAACTTCATAAAGTAGTTCATTAAAGTTATCCCTAACTTCAAATAAGTTGTATTGTTTGTATATATTTCCAGCAGTGTCGTATAATGTATAAATCCCATCATCAATACTTTTAGTTTGGTTACCATACAAAGCAATCGCCAATGTGTCTATATCATAATTAGCAATTTGAACCTCCATAGTCACTGGATTAAAAAATGTATTTGTAATTATAATATTTTGATTTGGTTGTCCAATAAATGGTGTCGCATTTGGTTTGTTTGTTGGTGATGAACTAGGCGAAAGTGTTAAAAATATTAAATCACTGTTTCCTTCAACATATCGGTATCTTATAGCCTTCTGTGACGTGTTAGTTTGATCCGAAATTACAGGTTCACAAAAGAATGCAGACGTTACGATTCTATAAAAATTAGGAATTTTTGTTCCATCTGAATTTAAGTACTCTATTCTAAAACCTACTAAACCTTGGTTGACAAATTTATTTCTGAACTGTTGTGGAACATCATTAACATCTATGATAATTCCTTTTACGTTTGGAAGTGCCGATAACACACCACAATCCGTAATCGATGTTCTGATTTCTGCGGGACGAATATACAAGGTATAAATTCCAACATTTGTGAATTCACTAGCAGGTAATCTTAAGTTGTATAAACCACCTAAGATTTCAACATTTGCATTACCTCCTGTATTTGAATTGTGAAAATATGGTGTTAAGATATTTGCTGCATTTAATTTTTTTAATACGAAATTTGTAGTTACATCCCTTGATGGTGTGTAATGCAAAATTATTTCAACGTCCTGTGGTGAAACATCTGCCGGTCTAACTATACCATAAGCTCCAAGTGCCATTATTGTTTTATTTTATAAATAGTTTATGTGGTTTTTTTAAGTTGTATTAATTCGGAAAAAACCATATCCATATCTTTCCATGTCTCCAATATTATCTACTTCACCCAATCTTAATAAAGATTCTAATGCAGAATATCTACCACGTTCAAGTAGAATGTCTGTTTGTATTTCAGGATCCATAACAAAATCCAATAGATATTCATTTTTGGTTAACCCAGAAACCACAATATCGTTAGACGTAAATCCTGAAGAGTTTAATAGAAAAAGTGTTTTCCCATTACTTAAATCATAATATAATATATTATCAATTGTATAGGCAGTATAAGAACTATTAATTTCAGTCACATACCCAATACTTCCATTACCTAATGTTTGTATGTATCCAACAGTATATGATTGAGGTCCGTACCTTCTTAATTGGTTTAAACTTGAAATGGTATATCCTGAAACTAAAAAAGGAACAGGTGTATAATAACTTGAAACTTGTTGGTTTATATTGTTATTAGAATCACCCGTGAATATATAATTGTAACTAATTGGTGTAGCTGACCAATTTCCACCTAACTGATTGAAAGTAACATTACCTAATTGATTATCTATTGTAACACCAGTAAAAGGTAGTGATACTGTTTTTTCAACTTGTGTGATTCCCCAAGAATTTGTTTGTGTTAGTGTTATTGTGTATGTTTGACTAACAGTATTATATGTGTGTTCTTGTAAGTTGTTTGTTATATCCAAAACCGAAGTTTCGTTTCCGTCACCCCAATTAATTTTATATGTCGAATTATTCAAAAAACTCGATGTATTATAAGATGATGAATTAAATATTTTAACGTTGTATGGGTTTATCGGATTACCTGAATATATAAAATTTGTCACTGTGTCTATCTGATCCAAAAAACCTTCAAATGGTGAATAATAACCGATGTCATTTATTTTTTGGGTAAGTAATACGGGAATAGTCAAACCCGTCAATAACGAAGTATTTCCCGTCCCACCACTTAAAATGTAGGACAATCCTTCATAAACACCAAAATTGTTATTTTTATATGTTTCTTGAACGATGTCTGAAGAAAGAACTTCAGGTGAAATTACAATATTTATTTTTTCAGGTGTCATTACGGATTTACATATTCATACCATCTTATGGGATTAAAAACAGTCCCCCTTCTATTTAATGTACCATTTGCAGTTTCAGTATACGCAGCATATTCATACGTATCATAATTTAAAATGTACTTGTAGTAAAAATTCAATTGTTTGTTAACATTAAAAACATTTGGACCAACAAATGTTGATTGCGGAACATTAATCATTCTTATAAACTGTCCCTTTTTAGCATTAAAAAACTTTGCACCTACATAAAATTCATTAGGTGGAAAATAGTTTTTATCTTTCAACCAATAAACATAAAAACCTTCTTTATCTGCCCCTTGTGAATCCAAAACAAATTTAGGTTTTTTTACTTCCACACTAATTTGATTAGAAACTGGTCCAACCAAACCAGGTTCTTTTAGTCCTTGTTGTGTTGGAATTATTACTGAAAGAAGTATTCTTTGTGTTTCTGATTCGTAAGTGTCATAAAAATCTAATTTGAAAAAACTTCCTTTAAAATTGTTTGCAAAATAATAAATTTCACTATCAGTGAAAGAAGCGTTTTGGTAATCTATTGCCCAATTATTGGTAGTTGATGCACTTACTTCTGATAAAAAATCATAAAAAAAGAATTCATAATTAATTGAAGTTCTTAGTTGTTGTATTGTGATTTGGTTGTTTTGTCCAATAGTAATGTTTGTGGTATAGTCTTGGTGTGCAAATCTTGTTATTTCAAAATCCTGTGGTGGATTTATTATTTCCCTTAAAACTTCACTTTCATATTCAGCAATTGCTTCACTTCTACCATCAAAATCAAAAGTTAATTCTAATGGAATATTAACAAATTCATCGTTTATTGTTACTATTTTTCTATAATTATTATTCACAATCGTCAGTTGTTGGATCTTCATACCCTGATGTTGTAGGTGCGTTCACATCTCTAATAACAGGGTAATTCAAAAAGTTTATAGTTTTGAAAGGGTAATGAGCGTCATTCGTAAACGGTATGTTTAACCCCAAATTTTCACTATCCACATATCCATAACTATAGAGATCTCTCCAAATAAATTGATTTGTCTTTTCTGAAAAATACGAATAAAATGGAACGTTAGCCACGTTTTCTGCGTTTTGTGATTCTACATAATCACTAAAAACCCTTATAGGAATACTATTATGTGGTTGATACACATAACCTGATGGATAATCGTTTGTTGAATTGTCAAAAAATACATTTGTATTTATTGAATATTTGTGGTATATTGGTGACAGAACATATTCTTTTTGTTCATAATCATTATACTCACAAAAATCACCTTTTATGACATCATCTTTCTTTAAAAATTTGTTATAATAAAAAGTATACCCCTGATTAATATAAGATGCCGTTGTAATATTATCTTTATTATTCAAAGAATTGTGATTCCACCAAGTATCTATACTATTTTTTTGAAAGTTAAATCCCCATCCAATATCTATTGCCTTATTTGTGTTTGGTGCAGGTTTATTGAACCAACCAGCATAACCCCTGTTTACTATTGTAAGAAATAGTTCAGTTATTGGTTTTCCATTGTTGTCAATTAAATTTGTTACATCAATGTCAGGATTTACCGTGAAAGCATATGACTGCGTACCTGTTTTAACTGAAACTCTTTGTACATTGTTTGGTGTTAATGCCGAATATTCTAACTTTCTTTTATTTGGAAATGGGTTATTTTCAAAACCCATTTTTGTAATAAAAGTTTCAGAATTTTCAGTTAAAACTTTATGTAATCTAACGTAGTATTTTGATTTTGTTTCTCCACTGTTATTAATATCTCTTATTCTTTTGAAATTTCCCGTTTTCCCGTCAAATACTTCTGTACTAACAAAAGATAAATCGAATAAAGAAAAAACAGTTTCATTTGACTTATAAGTACCATCACCAACACTATAAATTGAATAAATTCTTTTCCCATTAATAGGGTCACTTAATTCAATTGATTGTCCATTAGTTAAATTATGGTTTGTTGCACAATAAAAATAAACTAGTTTTTTACCATTTAAACTTCCTTTTTTCATGACAAAAGGAATCCCATCTGACACGTTAAAAACATTAGTTTGTGAATTAATGTTTTCATTTGTATATGACATTGTTTGTGCGGTAGTACTACTATACGCATATGTCGCATAAAACATCCAATTATAACTTGTGGCACTTTTAGGAATGTAATTTAGGTGATTAGTAATACCCCTTTCCCTTATCAATGTAAATTCGTCATATTGTGGAAAACCTCTCCATACATTTGTATTAATCGATTGTTCAGCGTCTATTAAAAATAAATTATTTTTAAATGGTGTATAAATAGACGTTCCTGATATAGTATTGTCAAAAATATTTACAATTTTTCCACTCAATCTGAATATATTGGATGCTTGTCTTTCTTCTTCAAAAATACTTTCAATATTCACTAAAGATGCTCTATCACCTTGTACTAAGTTGCGTCTATCACCCGATAGATTAATTGATATTTGTTCATCTACGTTAGCTGATCCGGCAAATCTTTTAGACCCCAAAACTATTCTTATGTCATCTTGTTTTCTCATATTTGTCCAACAACATATTTTTTAATATATCTATTTAGTGAACTTTTTCCTTTGAAAAGTCCAAAATAAAAATGATAAGGAGCACTAACAACAAAATCAGGGTTTGATTGTAATGTCGATGGATCGAAAGTAGGGATACCGTTATTATCATAGTTGTAAATGTACCCTGTATTTTGTCCATTTGTTGCTTGAAAATATTCTGTAGTAACAAATGACATTTCTTGATATTTTGTTTCATAGATACCACCTAAAGAAGTATACCAATTGTTATTCTGATCACCCAATATTGAAACATAACCCCCATTCAAATCATTTCTTAACCACTTATACATCGGAACATTTTGTGTTTTAGGATAACCGTTATATTGTAAAACATTACCAAAAGTTAAAATACCAGGAGTTAATTGTCTTCTTTTTTCTATGTCACTTTCATACAAAACCCCAATAACTGCGTTTCCATTTGTTGTTGATAAGTATACGTCGTTATCATCATAAAATTGATCATTAAATGGTAAAATCCCATATTCAGAATTTATACTGAACATTTGAGCAACATCACCGTCAATTCTTAAACCGCTCCTACTAAATAGTGCAAACACGGACGCATTTCCTTCCCCTAAATACAAATCAGAAGTACTTGTACTTAAAAGTCTCGATAAAAAGAAAAATAATAAAATTGTATCAGTTGGATTAAACGATGTTGAACTTAATGTCTCAACTAAATACCCATCCAATTGTGGGTTAAAACAAACTTCTTTCGCAAATTGATCTCTAGGACCTAAATCCATTATTGTCGTAGGAAAAAATATATTTCTATTGTTCAACCCAGGATATTCATTTGGATCATTACCGCCCGCATCTTCCCAAACACCTGTTAACCATGATTTTTTTCTAGGTATTTGTCCAACAAATCTAGATTCTGTATGACTATACGGTGTGGATCGATAAAAGAATGAATTTGATGTACCTGAAGCATAATAAACAGGACCTTGATATGGTGCATTTGCACTGTCTTTAGCCCCACAAAATTTATAAATTGGTTGATTATTTTGATCGAATATAACTCTTTTTTGGAACGCAAATGTATACAACCCACCATTAACCCAATTGTTTTGGAACGTGTGCGAAAATATTTCTCTACAGGCTGCAAATGAAAATATAAATCTAGCTTTCCATTCCGCTAAGTTGTTAGCATCTTTTTCTAATTCTTCATTAGACAAATATTCTTTAGATACAAAGTAATAACATCCACCAACAACAATTTGTTTTTCTAAGTTACCATCATAATTGTTAGTGCAAGGAGCGACAACACCAAATGTATCACCATTACCACTATAGCACGATAGTAGTGTCATACCTTCACAAGATAGACTGTTTATGACTAAATCACTTACAGTACTTCCTGAAGGTCTATCTTGAAAATCTTGCGATACACCAATATCTAATGGTATATACGGTGAAAAATTTATAGCAGTTGTAATTCCCCCTTTCAATACTTTGTACATTTGAAAGTTATCGTTAAAATACATTGCATATGATGAATTACCACTAACTTGGGTTTGTGTTGACGTAGGTAATCTATCACTTCTAAATACTAACCTTCCAGGGTTATTAATTTCACAATCATAATTATATGTCAAATTTAAATGATATGCTGGTGAATAAACTCTTGCAAAAATCTGCGATGAAACATTTACATTGAAAAGTTGTCCTGTTCGCGTACTTGACGCAACTAAAGTCGAACCTTCAATAGTTCCTATCGGAAGTGACGAAGCAGTAATTTCCGCATCACTTAAATTTAGTGGTGGGTCACCTACAAACCATGTTTGAGCTATTGTATTATATCCAGGAGACCAATCCCACTTTAAAGGAGAACTAACACCTGCAGGTGTTGTAAAATCCGATACATTATAACTATCACCATTGTATGAAACAAATCCAGATTCTGATTTATCTAAAGATGAATAATATTTTAAGGAATTATTTGTAAATGCAGTAAAATTTGTAAATATAGGAATATAATTAGTTTGATTTAAAATAGGTATAGATATTACGGGTGAACAAAATGGAAAATGAAACAATCTTGGATTTGAATTATTGATAACCAAATGACTTTCAGGTGTCAAAGCGTTATTTCTCCAAGTTCCATTTGTAACCCCAGGTACTTGCCATGTTTGTGTTGCCGGTAAGTTTCCAGTATTTGGTTGTACCGGTACATTCAAATAATAGTCACCTAAAATTTTAACACTATTTAATGGTTGCCCAAAGTAATCAGACAAATCATATTCAATTCTTTGTTTTTCTGTATATGGATCAACACCTCTAGTTAAAAATATAATTTCTTTATCGTCAAAATATCTTACAATATTTTTGGGAATCGCATTGAATGTTCTATCGACATTATACCAACCCCCCGGTTGATTGGTTGGGTTATAAGGACCTGTTGGGTAAGAAAAGGTACTAGTAATAGTAATATCATCATCCCCGTTGTCTAACATTCTTTTAATTCTTTCACCCACAACAGAATTATTAAAACTACCACAAGCAGTCACTTTATAAGGAGCGACTGAACTTCTTATTATGGTAGTTACCACTGTTCCCGCACCTGCAACATTCGGCCAGCTTTGTGATGTGTTAAAAGTTGTATCCCTTTGTCCTGTGTTAAGTAATCTTACTAATTGATATGCCGCATTTCCATATCCATTATTATTTACATAAATGTTGAATCCTCCTCCCACTAAAAGTTTTTCTACACCATTAGCATCTAAATAATTAAGTATTGTAAACACAGGCCCACCTTCAAAATCTTTGTAGATTCCATTTAATGTTACATTATTAAAGGATGCAATCCTAATACCTGTAGATGTTGTTTTAACAATTCTTCCAACATCGGCACCCTGATAACGTGTAAATTCTCCTCCCATGTATATATCCCCTGAACCATCAACGGCTTGTGTTATTGTTAACACTTGATCATTAATATTAAAAATAGGATTTGTATTTAATGGATTTACCGTACTAAATGTACTATCTAACGTTCCAGTAGTATTCAATCTAACAGCATATAATCTTGTTGCCGAATTAAATTCAGTGAACATACCTGCAACTAATATTTTATTATCTGTTTGTAATGATATGTCATAAACCCTATTGTTAAAACCATTACCTATGAGTAAAACATCATTAGCCCCAAGTGTTGTTAAACGTGCTAATTTTTTTGTTACACCACCATTATAGTTGTCGAAATCACCACCAACTAAAACTTTACCATCAAATGGTTGTATTTTTATTTTCCAAACCACATCATCGAATCCAGTGCCGGTGACAAAAGTCCCGTCAGGTGTTCCGTCGGTATTTAACCTAATAATTCTAATGTTAGATGCTCCATTATATGTTGTAAAATATCCACCAACAATCAATTTACCATCAGATTGTATATCTATTGCGGTTGTTATTAAATCAAATCCAGAACCACCAACATTAAAAGATGTGTCAATATCACCATTAGTTAATAATCTAACTATGTATCCGTTGATTGGTGTTCCACCATATGATGTAAACCCACCTACACAATATAGTCTACCTTGTGAATCGTATACCATATCCGCAACAGTATCATTAAATCCTAACCCAAAAGGTTGTTGATTTGTAGTTGCCAAACCTCTACCCCATCTAAATTTCATTCCATGTTCATATACAAAATTTTGTAACAAACCATATGATGAAAAATCTATCAACCCTTCAAACTGTGACATAGTGCCACCAGTAATCATCTGAAAATATTCAACACCCGCTTTGTAGTCGTAACTTTTTCCTTGTTGGGTAAGTTTTAAATATATTTGTGATGTTGACTGTGTTCCGTTTTGATTTAAATATGATACAGTCCTTGTAACTAAATTAGTTGAATTTGATGTAGAGTTTCCTGTAATAGAAACTGTTCCAAATTGATTTACAGTGTTTCCTGTTATATTTGGATCATAGATATCTTCTATTTTAGTAAACGATAGTAATGTTCCAGGACTACCAATGTTAGATATTGTTCCTTGATCACAAACTAAAATCAAAGGTTGATCTGTAAAAGGTATTGACGGTGTTTCAATATTTGTAACAGGATGTAAATTTTTCACAGTTGTTACCATTTGAGCAGTTGTGAAGTATGTGTCTCTAGAATTCATCATGTTTAATCTTTGAGACCAAGGGACTGTGAACGATAAAACACCGTTTGGGCTAAACTGCGTTGGGTAAGTTACCACAGGTGTTTTATATAGTTTGTATTTATCATTCGATTTATCCCCCACATACCCAGCGAATCCTTGTCCAATTGCTGCGTTCAATGTTTCATCTGTAAAATCATAATTACTATTCGATGAACCAGGATTTGGGTCATAAGAACGAATTAAATTCGCTAAATAATTTTCTTCATAGTTACTAAAAGTTCTTACACTATTACTATCAATTAGTGGACTAAAATTTCCATTGTCTTGATATATTTCTATAAGTTCGTCTGTTATGGTTAATACTTCACAAGAACAATTATCACAATCAGGGTAAGATATCATCGGTAATGAGTATCTTGCAAATGGGTTTTGCGGATTCATGTATTCTAATAACCAATTATCACAATTGAACCCTGTCCAATTAAAAGTATCTAACACGTCATTTATTTGATAACATAACCTAACAATATTGTCATTCCAAAAATCCGCTAGTTTATTCCACAACCTTACTACAATATCGTATAACCAAGCAAGTACGTGTAAAACAACTATAAAAACATAAATTAACGGATAAAATAACCCTAAAGTGAAGTACACAACAAAAAATATAATGTCAAATTTGAATTGAGCGTCGTTTGTTGGAAATCTATTTGTGGTTGCCGTACAAGCTCTTTCTGTGATTTCTTTAATACCAAGAATTCTAGATGGTAAATACCCCCATTTCCATCTATCTATGTGTCCTGATACTGTATATACCCTATTATAGTTAAACTCAAAAAACTTATCATCACAATCAACAGCTTCTTGTATTATTTGTAAACCTAAAGTAGTTCCAGTATCTCCATAATCGTTCCAATCTAAACTAAAGGCGTATGATTTTTTTTGTAAATCTTCGTTGTCAGGTTCGTTAATACTACTTGTCGACCAACCATATTCTTTTAGATTCGGAACTAAATAGTCCGCTCGTATCACATTAGAACCTTGTATATCCTCATTTTGATACTGTATTCTAAACCTATATTTTCCTTTTGTTGGTATCCCGATTGTCGGATCGTTAGAAAAAATTTGTTCACCAAATTCATTTGTTGTAATGTAATCTAAGTTCATGGGTACTTCAGCAAGCCACGTACCATTATCATCTATGATATTTCCACCGTCTTCAAATTTATATTCTTCCAATACAGGAAACCCTAATGTATCACTGTAAATTGTCTGTCTTATTGCTAATATTTTTCCTGATTGTGTAACCATGTCACAAAGAGCACCTGTATTAAGACTTGGTTTACAACTAACTTTTAACTCATCTTGATCTGAATTACTGAAAATGGAACCCATAAAAATAGCCTGTGGTGATATTTCAATTCCCGAATCTCTTAAATCAAAATCAACCCTTGTTATTCCTATTGTACAGTATTCATCATCACCCCAAAATGGATCAACTTCTACTTCTTTTGCAAGATTAATGATTTGAGGAAGCATGGCTAAATTTGAATTTGCCCTAAACTGCGAACCAGCAAATTGTCCTTCAACACCGAGTCCCATTCTTATTAAGTCGGAAGGTCTTTGTGAAAAACAACCAATGTTAGACAAATCTAAATCCATCACAACAGTTTGCATACCCAAAGGAACACCAACAATCATAAAGTCACCACTGTCATTTGTTCTTACAGTAAATCTATAATATTTTTCGTATATTTCTAATACTTCGGTTCTTGTTAGTAAATCATTTCTATCAGGAAATGTTCCTGTTGGTGTGTGCCCACCGTATTCTTGGATATATGGCAATAAATTGTATCTATAACCGTCTTCATTTTTGTCCGAAATTGTTTTATATGGGTAAAGTGTAGAAATTACAGGATCAACTTCATCTTCAGTTGATAATGGTACGAAAACAGAAATACTAACGTTTGGTACACCATACCCACCATTAGCAATGACTCTTCCTGCCACTACACCATAATCGGCACAAAATTTTGTATATAAATCTTCTTGTTTAAGTTTTAAAGATAAAATTTCTATCAAGTCAAAATCCTGATCGATTTTCAATCTTATATTTTTGTCTGCACCTGGATTTGCCTTAATTCTATAGCTTTTAAACATTTTTTTCTTTGTTGATAAATAGTTATTGACTCACTTTTAAAAAGTAATATCATATCAAACAAAATAAACAATCTTATGAAAAGTCTACCGTTGAAAGGTTTTTAACTCTAACCTTTATATCCCTATTTGGGAATCGAATTTGATATATTTGATCAGGTTCAGCAAATATTGTACTATCAATAAGTTCAATTTCTTTTGTCGTTACCGAAACGTATCTTTGTGATGTTTCAGATGATGAATACTGTCCACCAACTTTATTATATATTTTCAAATCTGTAAGAGCATTAACTCCAGAAATGTTTTGAACAAGTTGTCTAACTTCCGATACATTAACATTTTGTCCAAGTTCTCTAGTTGAAGGTAACATATAATTACTTACTGTATTGATGACTTGTGTTATTACGTCACCTTGAGCACCTGGGTTATCAAGAACAATATAAAACTCAAACTCCAAATCAATTACTTTTGCAACTTCAATTGAAATGTAGTCATTTATCATTCTATATTTAGAAAGATATGTTGCCAAATTTGTTTTCAAATTATTAGATACCGTTTGTGTTAATACCCCCGTACTATCATAAGACAGGATTTTAACTGAAATTTTGTTATTAGATTCTGATATTGCAACTTTAGCAGGTGCACCAAAATTACCAGGCATTGTATCAATCAACGACTTATAATCATTTATTGTAACTGCTCTTTTTTGTGCTGCAAAGTTATACGTCACCATATTTCTTACTTCTTCAACTGAAGGTTGATTTGCACCACCTATAGCAGCAGTAATGTTATTAACTTTCAATGATTGTATTACATTATTGTTAGTAATTTCTGAAGGTCCGTTCACCACAAAATCAGCAAGTGCAACTTGATTTATTGCTCCTACACCAATATTACTTGACAATCCACCACCTGTTCTATATTGAACAAAAAGTGTTGTATTTGGTTTTACTGTTAAACCAAGTCCAATATTATTTTGGAAGTTCTGTAACTTTAATGGTACTCCAGTCGTTGTAAATTGTCTTAATTGTTCATCAGGTGTTACAGTACCTCCACCAAATTGTACTTTTAAAAAACCTTCAGGTGTGTATTCAGTTATGAATCTGTTATCTGTTTTTATGTACCTACCAACTTTAACTCCCGCTTCATCCACAGGTTTTGTTGGATCTTCAATAAAAACGGTATCTTCAACCAATGCATCTACTTCATACCATCTGTTTGTTGATGTTGCAAATTCTGAAAAGGACGGTGTTGCTTGATATGTTGTACCTTCTTTTTGAATTATCGATGTTACACCCAAAACATTCTTATCAGGTAAAAAGAAATTATAAAATGGTATTACATCTTGTGGATTGATTACTTTTTTGAACACTTGTGTGGTTCCATTAACAACAACTTCTCTTTTTGTAATAATATAACTTCCTACAGAATTGTTGTTACTTGAAAATACTGGAACTTTTGTTCTGTTTATAAACCCTTCCCTATTAAATTGTGAAGAAAAATCAATATCATAAACAGTTTCAAATGTTGTTCCACCACCATTAAACTGTGCACCTGCCCTTAATATACCCAAATATCTCACATCTTCCGCATCCCCAAAAGCATCCACTGTAATTGAAATGTCAACAACAGCAACTGATGGACGAAACCCCGGAACTTTTAATCCGTAAGTTCTTGCAATGTTGAAAATTGATGATCTTTGTTGCGCATATTGTAATATTGTTTCTTGTAAACTTCTATCAATGTGAAAATTTAAATTATCACCAATCGCAGCATTTAAGTCCATCAAAACAGAAAAAACCGATGCATCGTTAAAGTTTTGAATTAAATCGGGATAATATTGTCTTGTATAGTCAATCAGATCATTTCTTAATCCTTCAAAGTCCCTTTCAGTATATGATATTTTTCTATTAGCCATTTTTTTATAAATTAATAATTATAAATTCCCTCGATCCGAATGGGTTGTTTTCATCTATATATTCTATTCGTACCTTTGCCGTATATTCTTCAGTATTCGCACCAGGGACACGATAAACAGGAATGTCAAATTGTTCAGGTTTCAAATCACCTTTTGACATTTCAGATTCAGTATATGGTTCTACAATTATATTTTGTATTGTCAAATTTGGTATAAACTGCTTTACAGAATCTTCTATTTCTGACTTTATTCCATCAAAAGTATCACCATCAAGTGGTTCAAAGATAAATTCATACAACCTAGTACCAAAATTAGGAAGATAGTATCTACTCCCCCTTCTTGTTAATAAAAGGTGTACCAAGTCTGTTCTTATTTCTTCATCAGTAGTTTCAGATAAAGAAAGGTATTTACCAACTTGACTTTGCCTGAATGGAAAGTTTATACCGTATGTAATACCGTTTGCCATATTCAATAAATATAATATCTTGGTATTTTATATAAATAAAAAAAATCACTACTTTCGTAGTGATTCTTTTAGGTTTGTGTTTCCTTTTTCATGTTTGGGTTCGTAGGGACAGTGTAGACATCCATTACCACAACAACTACCTCTTCTTTGATGATAATTTTCAGTCATAACCATTCTTCCTTGATTATCATAATAAAAATCTGTTGGTTGTAGTTTAGGTCTTACAAACTCTTTCACAAATAATTCTTGAACCCAATCTTTAGACGCTGACTGTAACATATTACCCGTTTTGTTTTCTGATATTATAAAAAGCCATCAAAACTTGATGTGTTAACGTTATATTATTTCCCCAACTTACTTTCATAATTATACGATTTCACACGCACCACCAGCACACGCAGCTTCACCTCGTAGGTCGGTGTTATCTTGTAACTCAATTACTTTTGTAAGATCAACATCTGACAATGTTTTAACCAATCTTTCAAAATCTTCTTTTGTACAATCTTCAAAAGGTGCCTGGGTATATGTGCCTCCGTTATAAGGTAGTACAGATAAACCATTATAGAAATCTCTGTTATTCCACATCCATTCACCTACCAAGTCCCACTCATCTTCTTTAATTGAAACCGTAGCGGATACGTTATGAGTGTTTTGTCCGTTTCTATGTCCTGGTTTAATCCATTCTTGTGATACTTTCTTAACACGTTCCAACATTTGAAATACAGATTCGTGTCTTACAATTGAACCTTCAGGCGCTTTTTGTGGGATAGTAATTACCGCAGTGTCGTGAGGACGGAAAAACTCATCTTCAATTAACTCAGGGTGATTAATCGCCAAGTATGAATATATTGATTCGTTTTTACCTACACGGATTCTTCTTAAATAGAAGTCATTATGCCAAGCGTGAATTCCTGATGATGTTCCCAATACCAAAGATGATGTTCCTGATGGTTTTACAGTTGTTGTTCTTGCCGATTTATTAATACCAATCAGTTTAGCAACTCTTTCATTTTCTTCTTTAACCATTTTTGCTGCTTTTTTCATGTCGTAACCTAATACAACACCAGAACCGATACCCGTCATTCCAACACCAATAAGTGCGTCTTTTTCTGTTGTTCTTTTCCAAATGTCTCTTAAGTAATGAAAATCAGTATATCCCGCTTGTAGTGTACCAATAAATGATGCAGCCTTAACTCTTGCATCAAAGTCTTCTTGTGATTCAATATCAGATGCGTTTACTTCACATAGATTACAGAATTGAAACGGACGAAGTGCGATTTCACAACAAGGATTTGTTCCCCAATCTTTATCATTAGAAAGATAAATTCCTGGTTCACCTGCTCCTGATAGTTCAATACGTTTCCATAAATCCATAAAGAACTCTTTTGTAATTTTGTGACGAAGAAGTACTGCCGAATTGTTTGCTCTACCTCTTTGAGCATTTTGTTCCCACCAATTACCTGATTTACAAGAAATCATTTCTTCATCATCCGCACTGAACAATGAAATAAGTGCCGCTCTTCTAATACCACCAGCAAGTACCGCATCGGCAATATGACATACGATGTCATGTGTTTCAATAGGTGTAAGTTTTTCACCATCTTTTTTATTATCCAAAACTTTTGTAATGTTGTGGATACAATCTTTTAATGGTTGAGGTCCAGGTGCTTTTCCACCTGAAGTAACTAGATTTGCACCTTTTTGACGAATGTCAGAAAAATCAAATACAGGTGTCGATGACTTATACCCTAAATAAGATTCCATTAATACTTTTATCGCATCTGCCCATCCTTCGATTGAATCACCAATAAGGTATCTTCTTGTTCTTTCAGGATTTGGTTTTTTGATGTCTGGTAATTTTTCTACGTGATGTTTTTGTACCGAATAACCAACACCTGTACCACCTAAAAGTAGAAACATTGTTTCAGAAAAAGAATCAACGTGATCGATTGGCATATATGCACAATTATAAACCCTATTTGGTGAAATTTCAATTGGTTTTCCACCAAATTGTAATGATCTCATTGATGGTAATACTTTCTTGTCGTATACCATTTCATATACCTCTTCAATTTCATTTTTGATGTGTGGGTATTTTCTTTGATGCATTTCTTTGTTACGTGTAACAAGTTCTTCCCAAGTCTCTCTCCGATTCAATTCCGGTTGAAACTTTGCGTATTTCATAAAGACAGTAATGTCACTTAATATTTTTTGAGAAATATCCATTTTATACTAATTTAATTAATTTTATTTTAAATTTCTTGCTGTTTTTGTCTTTTTTTCTCTAACAGTTCTTTAACTCTGTTACGATTTCTTTCTTCTTTTTGTTCTTCAAGACCCAAGAACGTTACACTTTGTTCAGTGTCAATTTCCAACATACCATTGTCAAACTTACAGTTTTCAAATATAATTCCATCTTTACCTATTCGGGATTTTGTAATTGCTATTGTTGCCAAATTCATTTCTTTTTGTTGTAACGATTTTGCCACTGTAATAATTACGTGTCCTACTTGTGCTTTTTTAATTGAACCCCCCATTTGATCGGTTGTAACAACATCTGATGATATTGAGTTTCTGTTCCCTTGTGTTGCAGTCCAACCAGCGATGTCTAATTCATGACACATTGCTTCGAATCCACGCATAACCGAACCTTCACTTTTCCATTCGTCACCTAAAACCTTGTCAGGAACAACACAATCAATGTAATCAAGAATAATCATATCAACCCTGTTTCCTTCTGCCATCATTTTCCTAACTTGATTTTTAATTTGATTCATAGTTACAGTGTCTGATGGTAATTTTTTCAAAATCAATTTGTTTTTTCTTGACGACTGAATTTGTTTTACTTTATTCATCACTTCTTCTCTGTTTTCAGATAAGTCGTCAGGATGAACTCCTGTCCAAAGGGTAAAGTGTTTTCTTTGGATAATTTTTGGGTTGTCTTCGAAAAATATTTGAAGTACATTATACCCTAAGTTAAAAGCGTGATTTGCAATTTTGGTTGTAAATGTTGATTTTCCTACACCTGTTGGTGCTAATATAACACCAATTTCACCTTTAGCCAACCCACCTTTTAATAGGTTATCTATACCAGCAACTCCGATTGGAATTGGATGTCTGAAATCATCATTTAATACCTCATCAAGGTTAAAGAATACATCACTTGTACCTTTATCTGTTTCACCAACTTGTAGAGCCCCTCTTACCATTTCTTCTAACTTATCATAACTTTCGAAATCACCTTTGTCGATGATCGATTGGGCTTTTGTCATTACTTTTTGAAGCTCTTGTTGTTTACAGAATTTTAAGGCTTTTTCTTGAACAAAAATTGAACCTTCGTCTGAAACGTTCTTAACCTGTTCCAACATATCTAAAATGCTCTTTTGAGCCATAGGTGAACTGATTTCAGACTTAGTTAATTGTTCAAGAGTATCAAATGTCGGTGTGTGTTCATACTTTGAATAGTATTCTTTAATCATTTGACAAATGATTTTGAAATACTGGTTATCAAAGTAATGGGAGTCAATAACTTCAATGATGGAATTAGAAAAATCTTTGTATAAAATAATGTTGTTTAATAATTGAATTTGAAAAGTATTTCCTAAATATCCGAAGTTTTTTTTGTCTGACATATTGATTGTTTTAAGTATGATTCAATAATAAATACCATTAAGCAAGTGAATAATTTAAATAATCATGAGTTAAATTTTTGTCTGATAAAATGTCAGTAATGTTCCTCAAAATGGTTTTTATGGATGGGCGTATATCCAGCGTATATCTTACCTTTGGTGGGTATATTTTAGCGTCTAAAATTCTATGACAAATTGTCTCATTTCCAACTTTTAAAATAATGTTAAACACTTCAGGACCTTCAGTGTTTGATGTTTCCAATACAGTTGCATCTTCTTCAATTTGAAAACGATTTTCCAACATATAAAACACACACTTGTTTCTAAGTTTTGTTTTAAGTTCGTTAGACAGATTCTTGATGTACTCATACAAGTCCACACTGTTTTTTGCTTTTGGGTTGTACCCTTTAACATTGAAGAATCTTTGAACGACGAAATTGTCATTGAGCGTAATTAAAAATTCTACTTTTGTTACATCATTTTGCTCTTTCATAATTTTAATTGTTTGTTTTGAATTTTGATTTTTCTTTTCTTGTTAGTTTTAAAAATGGTTTTAAGAAATAAACCCATTGTTCGTCTACCTTTGGTAAAAATTTGAATAATCCATCTTCCATCATCATTCGAATCAGATTTTTATATCCTCTTCCGTCTGGATCTAACGATTCAGTATAATACAACTCAACGAGTTCTTTTCCTTCATCATTAATTAATGGGTTAGACAAATCGACTATCTTTTCATTTATTTCAAAAAATTCATTTCCAAAAATACCTTCTTTTGTTTTACCTGTTAATAAATTTTTTAATACTGTATTATCTTTTTGTTCTTTTAGGATTTCTTCACCCTTTTGTAAAATTTCGGTAAAAGAAACTTCTTTTTCAAGGATCTCAGGAAATAATTTCAAAAAAGTTTTTTCACCAAGATAATATATTCCATCAATATTATCTGATTTATCACCTGATAATATTTTGAATGTTTTGATATTGTAATGTGGGATTTCAATATTGTGTAATTTTACAGTATCACCGTTCTTATAGTACTTTTTAGTGTTTGGCGAATATAATGTAACCTTTTCTGAAATAAGTTGTGTTAAATCCCTATCAGAACTAAAAATTGTTTTGTGTTCTTTTTCCGATATTTTACAATAATAAGCGATTAAATCATCGGCTTCTGAAGTTTGAAACTCAACTTGCCTAACAAACATTTCTTCTAAATATTGTTTTACACGTTGTCTTTGTTTGTCAAAAGACTCTTCTTTAATTTGGTTGTCTAACGGTTTCCTATTCAGTTTATATTTTGGATATATCTTTCTTCTTAAAGTTGTGCTTTCTTCACCATCCCAAAATACAATTATCTTATCAAAATTTGATTCTTCTAAAAATCTTCTAAGTGTGTTCAAAAAATGCCAAATAGCACCTACGTGTTCACCATTATGAAAATAATCTTTTACTCCGTGAAAACCTATTTTAAGTAAGTTGTTACCGTCAACTAATAACGTTTTTGTCATTTGACTATTTTAAATTGTTCTTACTCTACTTCTTCTTTTTCTGTTTTCAAATCAAAATCACCGTCAACTCCAATGATTTCTTTCCAATATTCAGCATAATCTTTTTTGTATTGTTCGATTGATGCCTTTTCTTCGGATGCTTCTTTACCCGGTAAAAATCCATGTGGTGTAACAATAATTTTACCATCTTCGAAACCAAGTCCGTTAATGTGGTTTTTCATTACAGATACTTTAGTCCTTGATGCAAACTTAACCGTTCTTTTGTCTTTTGTTGCTGTAATCTTTGTTGTCCCTGCACCTTTTTGATTGCCAAACAAGAAAACTAAAGATGAATTCAACCAAATCGCTTCACCACCTTTTGCTTTGATTTTCGGTTGTCCGAAAGGATTATCAGGTAATTCAACCCATGGTTGGTTAACAATTATTAATGTGTTTTCGTATTTGGAATCAGCCTTACGTGAACCCGAAATTCTTTGGTTTATACCCATTCCAATTTTGTCAGCCAAAACACTTGCATTGTGTTGTTTACCACCTTTTCCTTCATAAGTCATTTTACAAGGAACAGAGCCAACAGAATCCCACATAATACAAAGTGAATAATCTAAATCACCTTTTTCTTGTGCATCTAACAAACTATTAATGTAATCTGTAATTTGTTCAATATAATCAAAGTTATTATTAAAGATG